TCACACTCCTAAACAACGAGATCACAAAATTTGTTGGCGAAGCAGGTAAGGGAAGTGGTGCGGCACAGGTATTAGCTGGATCAGTTCAAACTCTTGCAAGTAATTTAGATTTAATTGCTGATGGGGCTTTAGTAGTTGGTATTGGATATATCACTCGTGCAATTTTGATGAAGAGCGCTGCTATTAAAGAGGGAATGGCTTCAACTTTAGCGAGCCGCCAAGCATCTGTATTAAATGCTCAAGCAGAATATGCAGAAGCTACCGCTGCTTTGAATGCAGCAAAAGCTCATCTCGCGAATGTGCGAGCAACAAATGCAGAAACCCAAGCTAAATTTGGCGCAACAGCGGCAGCAACTCGATACGCACAAGCACAGGCAGCAGTAACTGCTGCTACAAATGCACAAACAGCAGCTCAAATTAAGCTAAATACTGCAACTTCAATTGCAGGGAGACTAGCTAAAGGGGCGTTTGGATTAATTGGTGGGTGGGCTGGAGTTGCAACATTAGGAGTAATGGGATTAGCGGCAGCCTATTCTTATTTTAATAATAAGGCAGAGGAGGCAAAGCAAAAGCTTGCTGAACAAGCTAAAGTTGCTGAGAAAGCTGATGAGGAGTTAAAAAAATTAACTGGCAATGATAAGGCTAAAGCAGTTAATGATTTAACTACTGCTTTTAATGCACAAAATAAAGCATTAGAGAAATCATCGCGTGCTGTAGGGTCTGCATTAATTGATATCGAGAACTATGCACGAGGAAATAGGGAGGTTGAAAAAATTTCCCAAGAAGCGAGAACTGGAACTATCAGCTATACAGAAGCCATTGAACGTCTAAATAAAATTAAGTTGCCTACAGATCTATATGAAAATCTGAAAAAACAGGCTGCGCAGTATGATGACAATGCATCTAAAGCAAGTTTATCAGCTGAGAAACTTAAATTATTAAGAGTTGAAGTGAAACTTGGAGGTAATGAAGCACAAAATGCGGCAATTCAGCATCAAAAACAAGCGGATGCTTTAGGAAATACTGCTACTGAAGCAGAAAAGGCAACTAAGGCTTTGCAAGATTATCAAGCCAAGCAAAAAGATAGCGTTATTGATTCAATCTATAAATCAGGTTGGCTTGATAAAGGTTACACTGTTGCTCAAGCTAATGCCATTTTAGAACTGCAAAAAGCTAAAGGAATGAGTGCAATTTTGTCTAAAGATGAAATTGATAGCGCACTTAGAAATCTCAAGATCATCGAAGAACAACAGGAGCGAGAAGATAAATTAACTGAAGCTAAAAGAAAGCAGACGCAGGAAATTGAAAAACAAGCAAAACTTACTAAACGCTTGGTCGGTATTTCCGGTCAATCCGGTATTGGTACTGGTCCACATCTTGACGTCCGATATGGTGGCTCATTGTCAGGTCAGAAAGTTTCTAATGAACATCTGGCTCGATTACAGGCGGGAGGAAAACCTTTAACTTCCTACAAGATCAGTTCTAATTATGGTCCACGAAAAGCCCCAACTAAAGGGGCTTCTTCATTTCATAAAGGTATTGATTTTTCAATGCCTGAAGGAACACCAATCACGACCAATGTTGCTGTGAAAGATATCAAGACATGGTATGACAGCAAGGGAGGTGGTTATGTCAGTGAAGTGATCTTTGAGGATGGAGTGTCTCTTAAGCTTCTACATCAATCTCCCAAGATGCAGAGCAAGGTGAAAGGTGGTGCAAGTAAAGGAAGTGATAAAGCAGCTGGTGATATTCAATCTCAACTTGAACGTCAACAGGATTTGCAACGGTCACTTGAAAATGAGGTGGCTAGTGAAGTCGGACGGATTAACAATAATAGAAAGGCAAGACTGGAGGATGTTGATAAAGCAAACTTTAGCCCGGAACGTACTGCAGAAATAAAGGCGGAAATAAATCGTCGTGCAGATAATGATATTGCTATAGCCAAACAAGCCCTTAGAACGAAATTGGAAGACTATAAGGAGTTCCAGAAAACCGAGGAACAGTTACTAGAAGAGTCCTTTAACCGTAAAAAGTTCAATGCAGCTCATGACCTTGAATTAAGTAAGTTTGAGCAGAAGCAAGCTGTTGAATTGCTGGAACAGCAAAAACAGCAAGAGTTAGGGTTATTAAAACTAGCTCAGGAACAGCGGTTGTTTCAAGCCCGTTTATCTCTGCTTTCTGAAACGCAAGCCATGCAGGAACGTTACAGACTCGAACGGGAGGAAATTCTTAAGAATACCAAGCTTTCTATAGAAGAGCGGCAAAAGCTAATCGCATTATCTAAAGCCAATCAGGATAAAGAGACACGCGATAAAGTGAATAATGCTGTTCAAAACTGGGGTGGTATCCAAGCGGATATGAATGGTACCGGAGAATTTTTCAGACAGGATCAGGAACGATTTAGCCGTTTAAATGCTGCAAATGATTTAGCAGATAGTCAATTTGCTGCTACTGATCTTGATGAAAAAAATGGTTTAGATGTTCTAAATGCACACATGGAAGCAGGACTCATCAAGCAACAGGACTTCGAAAACCGGAAAACAGCTATCATTCAAGCTGCTCAGGACCAACGCAATCAGATCGCTGCCGAATATGCTCAGAATGCTCAGGATATTGAAGATAAGTATCACCAAGATCGATTGAATGCTCAAATTGCTCTTGGTGGCCAAATGATGGGTTCACTCACATCGATGTTTGGTTCAATGTTTGGCGAGCAATCAAAAGCATACAAGATCATGTTTGCTGCTGATAAAGCTTATGCCATTGCAGCTGCAGGTATTTCTATTCAGCAAAGTATTGCAAAGGCGGCTAGTGTTGGTTTTCCAGCAAATATCCCATTAATTGCAAGTGCTATTGCACAAGGTGCAAGCATCATTGCAAACATCCGGGCAATTAAAGATCAAGGCTTTGCTGACGGTGGTTACACTGGATCAGGTGGGAAATATCAGCCTGCTGGTATTGTCCATAAAGGAGAGGTGGTCTGGTCCCAAGAAGATATTAAACGCTGGGGTGGTGTTAGCGTTGTTGAAAGTATGCGTCAAAGCAATCCAAGTGGTTATGCGAACGGAGGTTACGTTTCTAATAATCAGTCTGATGCTATTGCAATACGTAGAGAGTCTAGACAGTTTGAGGCAATCAACTCTAATCAATCTCAATTGAATACGAACGAAAAGCCAATAAATGTGTATGTCACTGTTAATGCCGATGGCACAAGTAAAACAGAGACAGAAAACGACTCAAAACAATTGGGCCAAATGATTGGTAATGCAGTAAGAACTATTATTCGCCAGGAACAAAGACAAGGTGGTTTGTTATCTAAGTAACGCCTGAACTGTTTCCACTTTTCCGTTAATTGGGGTATAGTTTAATTAATATGGTCATACTTTAGTTATGGTCCTTAAAAGCTCGCTTATTGCGGGCTTTTTTTGTGAGAAATAATCATGAGTGACTTAAAATTTACCTTTGAGTGTGATCTTGAAGGTAATAATCAAACCCAACGTTTTAATACGTTATCAACAAAATTTGGTGACGGATATGAACAAAATACTTCAATTGGTATAAACAATCGATCTGGTGAATGGACCTATCAGCGCACAGCTAAGAAAGCTGAAATTTTGGAAATTAAAGCATTCTTTGATAAGCACAAGGGTGCTAATTCTTTTCTATGGGATTCGCCGTTAGATGGTGAAGTGCGCGTTAAAGCAGGGGATTATCAACCTGTTTGCTTGGGTGGAGATACGTGGCGCATTACAACCACATTTACTCAAGTTTTCTATCCATAATTTTTTCTCAACGGCTCCTTAAGGAGCTTTTTTATTGCTTATTGGAGCAGAAACATGGCTATTAAAACTTTAGATCTTGCTGAAGCATATATTGTCGGTGAATTACGCACTCAATTATTAGATGCACGTAGTTTCGGGAATAATTTGCCTGCTGGCAGAATTGAAACTTTAGCGATTAATTATGATCGACCTTCTGATTCAGTGAATATTGCTGTTACACCAGGTGGTGGTTTAAACGGAAGTATGACTTTACTTGATGCTGACATCACAAAGTGGGCAATTCAAACGATCTTAAACACAGCTTATCTCTATCAGGTAGATGTAAACACTTTAAGCCTTAAATATGACTTGGCTGCTAAAAAAATTACTATTGAATATACTCCAGTTGTTTCAGGTCAAGCTTAAGGAGGTCTCATGACTTTACAAAGTGACTTCCAGAAACTTGAACCAGGTGGATTAATTCACCTGTATGAATTAGATGCCAGCTCGTATGGAGTTGGCATTCTTCGATTTCATGGCCATCAGCAAATGGAAAGTATTTTTTGGCAGGGTCAGGAGTTTGAAGCTATTAGTCTGGATGTCTCTGGTTTAGAAATGAGATCAGATGGTAAGGCTTCGGCTCCCACATTAACAATCGCCAATAACCTGAACGGAATACAAGGTGCAATTTCAGCTTACTGTCTCCAATGTAAAGAT